ATGCTACTCTTTCGCAAGACCAAAAGACAAAAGAAGTTTTTATACAGCTAACTTCTGATTATCCTGGTACTACCTTTAATGGTGCACAGGGAATAATGATTGATACAAAAAGTTCTGAATTTAAAAGTTTACAAATGCAGAATAGAAAACAGTTTGGTTTAGGTTTAAATCTAGGAATGGGCGTAACAGGAGATGGGGCTTTAGGTCCTTATATTGGAATTGGTCTTTCTTGGAATCCAAAGCTTTTGCAATGGTAAATAAATAGAATAGAATGGAATCATCAAGGTTTATACAAATATCTGAGCAAATACTTATAGAGTATGTTTATACTAGTCAAGCTACACCGACTACGTATAACACTGCTTCATTCCCTATTGAGTTAATGAGAGATGCTAATACGAAAGGATCTTATTTCTTTAATACAGATAGTGTTTCTGCTGTGATGGGTAATTATAGAGATATTTCTGCTGTTGCTAATAATGCTGCAAAAACTCAATATGTTTATTTAGATACTGATATAGGAGTTCCTTATAATGATTTTAGTCCAGAGTTAACTAATTCTGCTGATTTATTACAAACATTTAGTCCAGAGTTAGATGTTGCTTATGATAAAATAAGAGTACATTTTATAGCCGGGTTTAGTTTTGGTGATTTTGATGGGATAGTATTTGAGGCATTAGTACCAAGGAGAGATAGTGTTATGTTAAACTTATCTTCTATTAATTTCTTAAAAAGTGATACACCAACATTTAATCCTGAACCACTTTTAATTGGTGATCAATTATATGCTACTTATATTGAATGGAGAGTTCCTTCAGTATATTTTATGAATAACTTGTTTACTGCAAGTGATCCTAACGGGGTTGCATATAAATTTACAGAAGGTCAAGGATTTTTAAGTACTCCACCAATTACATTAAAAGCTAGTGGTATCTACCAAACAATAACAGAAAATGCATATAGCTTTTATGAGATGCAAGAAATTAATTCTGTTTCTATATTAAACAGAGATATCTATGATAATCTTTATGCAGAAGTAAAGCAATCAGATAATGGAGATTACTTTGAATTATCAGGCCAAGTCACAGGATCTACTTTTAGTAATTTTATTGCTCAGTTAAATTCATCAGGAGGTCAATATGTAGTCTTTCATGAAATAAGCGTTACAGAGCAAATAGGTACAGTATTTACACAAACAAGTTTTCAAGTCATAACACAAGATACCGAATTTGATGAACCTGTTTTATTTAGGCCAATTATTAAGAATGCAAACAAAGCTGTTTCTTTTTCTATTAATTATGTATTAAGATTATATAATAAAGCAGATGCAACCCAGATAATTAAGAATGCTAAACTAACTTCTTTTGAACCGCAAAAATATGGACCAAAGATGGTTCAGATTAATTTAGGAGTGGTACCAACTGTTGCTAATGTATATAATCAAATCAATAATGATACAGGTAAACAGATAGTAGTAGGAACAGGCAGAACTGATACTGGAGATACTTCTGAACAGGTAGTTGAAAAACTTGTAGTGAAAACTTCATATGTAACAACATTTAGAGATAGGATAAAAGTTAAAGCTGCTATCTCACCAACCAAAATACAAACAATAACAGAAGACGATGGCGATACAAACTAACATATCTTTAACAAAGACTCAAAAGGAATATTATCAGAGGTTTGTAAACCTATCAGTTAATGAGACACCTTTACCACAAGGTGATGGGATGATTAGAATATCTCCCTTTGATGATTATTTTCTTTTTACTTTATTTGATGAAGTTGACGGAGAAGACACTCCTATAGATTTAAGTAATGTTGGAACTTTGTATTTAAACTTTATTGGGGAGACTGATGATATTGATATAAAAAATCATACACAAGTAGAAGAAGTAGATTTATCCCAAGGTGAAGTTTTATTTAGAATTACAAGATCTGATAGTAAAAAGATTTTAGCTTTAAATAATAATAACTTTTACATATCTACTAAAATGATTGATCCTTCTGATGGATCTACATCAGATGAGTCAGTTTTATACCAAGGAATTTGGTTAGCTGTAGATGATGCAAATAGAACAACTTTAACTTCACAAATTGAGGAACAGAGATTAGAATATAGTATTGAATTGGCAAAATTACAAGCTGAGATTGAAGCCCTTAAAAAAGAAAATGAAGCATTATCAGTTTCTTCTGCTGAGGATCAATTAACTATACAAGGATTACAGGCTAGTAATGAAGAACTTGTAGATGAGATTGCTGAGTTATCTAAAAATTTAAAATCTACAAAAATAGAATTAATAAAAAGAAGATCTAAAGAAGCACAGGCATATGCCTTTAGACAATTAATAAAAAGACAACAAATCCGTTCTATTAAAGAAGCTGCTTTAGCTGCCCAAACTAAATCTAAGAAAAAATCTTTCTTTAGGTCTGCTGCTAAAAACTTACAAAATTATACGATAGGTAGAAATAGAGTGTCTACTATCAAAGACGATATATTGAATAGAAATAGGAATAACCAATAAGATATGATATTAAGCGCAAGAAATAATCAATTTAAATTTGACTTTCCTAGAAATTTTATACCTAAAGTAATAGCTGATAAGTATAGACCATTTCTTACAAGGATTCCTGGTGGTTTAATTAAAGAACCTATTGACTATTGGAATTATGGAATACAATCATTAAATTTACCAGGGCCTTCTTTTGATGCAGTTACTCAAGTAGACTACCCAGGTAATCAAAGAGCATTTAGATCTAGTTTACCGAAGCAACAATTATTTGATAAAACTATGACTGTTACAATGCAAGCATTTGATGGTTATGTAAATTATTGGATGGCAGTTGAAATGTTTGACTATTATTATAAACTTAGCGGAAAGCATCCCTATTTACCAGAAGGTGTAGGTGTTCAAATGTTAGATGCTGATGGAACTATATTTGTAACTGTTCAACTTAAAGATATGTTTATCTCTGAAATAGGTGCGTTAGATTTAAACTTTTCAAGTAACACTATAGAATTTCAAACCTTTGATATTACATTTGGTTACAACATTCTAGATGTAGTAGTTAACATATCTTAATATATAAACAAATAAAGAACTTAAAAAATGAAAACCTTTAAAGATTATTTAACTGAAAATACTGATGAGTCATTAGATATTACAACTTTACTAAATGAATCTCACGATCTTACTGAAGAACAGGAAGCTGCAATAGATGCAACTGTTGATAGAATATTGGAGGCTCAAAAAGAAGGCAAAAATCTAGAAGATTGCGTTGAAGAAATAATTAATGAAGGTGTTCTAGGAAGTATATTTGGTGGATTAACTGGATTTGCTTTAGGAAAGACAATAGGTAAAGCAGTAGCTAAAGTATTAGGTGTTACTAAAGGTGCTCTTTATGATTTATTAACCTCACGTCTTGTAGGTGCTGCATTAGGTGCAGTTATCGGCAAGAGAATATAATTAGAATGATTCATATAGGAATTGATTTTTCTTTAAATAGCCCGGGAGCATGTGTAGAAGACTCTGATGGCAATTATCACTTTATAACTTTTTTTAATTATGGAAATCGTATATGGGATGAAGAAGGTAGAAAAATACCTAAAGCATTTAGTGTCCATAAAGAATTGATGGATAATAATACTCTTTTAGGATTCCCATATAATAGACAAGTTACAAGCAAAGAATTCTTACCTAGAGAAAGGCAAAAGTTAGAAGATGCCGGAAATATTAGTTCATTAATGGTTGGGATATTTTCTACATTATTTGAAGGTGATAAAGTCTCTGTTGCATTAGAAGGTTTCTCGTATGGATCAAAAGGTAATTCTTTTATAGACATCATTCAATATAATACTTTTTTAAGAAAGGCATTAATAGATAAGTACTCTATCGAAAATCTGTCCGTATTTCAACCGTCTCATGTAAAGAAATTGGCTGGGAAAGGAAATGCTAATAAACATTATATGGCTGAGGCATTTCAAAATGATGTCCTTAATGATAAGAGCTTAAGAAGAACTAAACTTTGGAAGTGGTGTCAAGGAAAAGACTTCAGCACAAAAATTCCTAAACCCATAGATGACATCGTTGATGCCTACTTTATACTTAAAGCCTTGAAATCTACTAACTAGATACTTTTCTGACTTGGAATAGTTAAAAATTATATTGCAACTTTGTAATTTTGTTTCAGCTTTCTATAAAAAAATTAAAATAAAATGATAAAACCTTTAGGAAATAGAATATTTTTAAAACAAGATCCTCAGCCAGAGAAGAAAGGAGATATTATTTTATTGAAAAAAGAAGGCATGCATGCTCCACCATATTCAGGTACAATCGTTGGAATAGGTGATGCTGTAGAAGATAAAGAATTTCAAATAGGAACAAAGGTTCTTTTTCATGATTTAGCTGGTGTAGAAATTAAATATAAAGGTGAAACTATACTAAGTTTAAGAGAGCGTGATATTACTGCAATTATAGATAAAAATGTTCAAATAGTCTGAAACAAACTGACTTAGGGGATATATAATAAACAAAGGTACTAAAAAGTTTGGTACTTTTTTAAAAGGCGATAACAAGGCGAAGTAAATAGGCAATAAAAATTAAAAGGCGTTTAGATACGGAGTTTGTTATCATAAATTAATAATAACAAAAAAAGGCAATTAACATGGCAAATGAATTCGACATTTTTAACGTAAGTGTAAAAGATTTAGACACTGGTGAAAGACCATCTTCTGCAGGAAGTGATCTTTATTCACCTAAACCAGATCAAGGACCAGGACGGAACTTACCGTTCTTTAATTAGGTTTCTACCTAATGCTAAAAACCCAAGAAAACCATTTGAAAGAAAGTATGTCTACTGGCTAGAAGACAGAGAAGGAAACGGCTTTTTCGCTGATTCCCCTTCAACGGTTGGAGAAAAATGTCCTGTACAGGATATGTTCTTTAAACTAAGAAACTCTGAATCTGCTGTTGACAAAAAGATGTCAGAAGGTTTAAAGCGTAGAGAAGTATTCTATGCATTGGTACAAATCATAAAAGATCCACAAAACAGAGATCTTGAAGGACAAGTTAAAATCATGAAGTTTGGTTATAAAATCAAAACTAAAATTGATGAAGAACTTAATCCTCAATTTGATGAGCCAACTCAAGTATTTGATCCGTTTGAAGGAAAGAACTTTGAATTGGTAATTTCAAAGAAAGGTGGATTCCCTAATTATGATTCAAGTAAATTCCACGGTAATAAATCAGCAATGGAAATTAATGGAGAAAAAGTTACTGACACTGACGAAAGTCGTAAAGCAATTTTGGATCTATTAAAAGATGCACCTGATTTATCAACATGGGGTTATAAAGCATGGGATGATGTAGTAAGAGGAAAGGTAATGAATGTATTATCTCAATTCACATCTCCAGGTGATTCAATCGCAAATATAACTGCATCTAAACCAGCACCAGTAAATACTACAAAAACTGAGGCTGCTGCAACTAAAGCAACAACTGAAACAAAGACAGCTACAGCTGAGCCTGCAAAAGGTGAAGAAAAGAAAGATGACTTTGATGATTTCATTAATGGTTTAGATCTTTAATAAGTATGGCAGCAGAAGTAACAATATCTTCTGAAATGAAAGCTCGGATTATCGATAAGGTAGTCCGAGTTCTTCATACTAACCATTCTCATCCAGAAAAAAGAAGAATGCTGGAGAGTAAAGGTAGGTTAAATTTTGCCTGCCCTTATTGTGGTGATTCGCATGATACACCAAGAAAAAAGAGAGGTAACATTTATTGGAATGATTTATATTTTCATTGTTATAATTGCTCAGCTCATGCAAGTTTAGATACTTTTCTAAAAGATCATAATGAAAACTTTGAAGGCGAAGATAGAATTAATGTTATTAACTACATTAAAGAAAACCGTAAACATTTTTCATTAGGAGAAAATTTAGATTTTTATCTTTTTGATAAGGCAAAAGAATTGGCATTATCATTTGAGGAGATAGCATTAGGATTTAATGTTTATCCTATTAATACATTAACCTACCAAGCTTATCCATATTTAAAGAGTAGGTTACTCCATCATAAAACCGAAAGGTTTGGTTTTGATCCAAGGCGTAGGGAGTTATATGTTTTTAACTTAACACCTGATGGTAAAATATTAGGATTCCAAACCAGAGACTTAGGTGGTAGTGGTGGTCCTAAATATAAAACATGGAATATAGAAAGAATTTATGATAGGTTAAAATTACCATTAGAAGTTACTGAAGAAGAATTAGACAACTTAAATAAAATATCAATGTTATTCGGAATTTTAACAGTTGATATGTCTCGTGACTTTTCTATTTTTGAAGGTCCTATTGATGCAATGTTTATGAATAACTCAATAGGCTTAACTGGAGTTAAAAAACAAATAATAGAATTCAATGAAATACCTACAGCTAGATATTTCTTTGATAATGATATGGAAGGTAAAACCAGAATGATAGAAAAATTAAAGGGTGGGCAAACCGTTTTTATGTGGGATAAGTTTTTAAAAGATTTTAATATTCAACCTAAAAAGGTAAAAGATTTAAATGATTTGATTAAATGGGAATTCAGTAATAGATCCGGGTGCTTAAAGGACTTGGATAAATATTTTACCAACGACTCACTAGATATTATTTTTATATAATGAGAGTAAAAAAATATAACAGTTTTGTGAATGAAGAAATAGATGACTTTTATAAAGACTTAGAAAATAGTAATAAAAAACTAAAGTTATTTTCTACTTTTAACAAATCTGAGTTAAGTGAGGTAAAAACAAAATTTTCTATTACTGAACCTAAAAAGAAGTTTCAGCCTAAAGTAAAGGGCTATAAAAAGATTAATAATGATAAAGGTATATTTTAATGGAATATAATGATACTGCCACAGGTGAGGCTAATGAAGAATTAGCAAAAAGGCTAGCAAAAGATAGAGACGATTGGAAAATAAAGATAAGCGATTTAGTTAATTTACTAAAAGAGGTTCGCAATTTATCAGAATGCCAAGTTACAATGCTATCCTACAGGCAAATTCTATTAGACAAGATTACTGATTTTAAAACTACAAAACAAAAAAGACAAGCAGCATATGATAGGTATTACAAAATTAAGTACAGAGAATACTCTATCGATTATGATGTTAAATTAACAAGCGGAGAAAAGGTTGCTTTTATAAAGGCAGACTTATCTCATTTAAGAACTCAAATGGAAATGTTACAATCTCATATGGATTATTACCAAGAATGTATAAAGACCTGTGACAACTTGGCATTTGCAATTAGAAATAGAATTAGCTTAGACGATAAAGAATACTAATGGAATTATCCCTCTCGGAAAATAAAAAGTTTTTAGTTATTGATGCTTGTACAGAATTAGAGTATGAACAACTAAAAAGTAGTTTAACTAAAAAGATTGAAGGTTGGCGCTTTCACCCTTTAGTTAAAAAGAGGGTGTGGGATGGTAATGTATCCTTTGTAAAAAGAAATAAGATCCCAGCTGGTTTATGGAAAGAAATAT